AACCGCTACCTTAATGGTACGGGAGGATGTTATGAACTCTACCGTTGCTCCGTCACTCTTATATGAGGGCTGGTTGGTCCCACTGAGAGTAATTGATACCGTGCCAGTTGTCCTCTTGATATGCAGGGCAGAATCGTTCTGGTTGTTAGAGGCGTTGAACCCTGTGAAGACCATGTTGGTTAGGGTAATGCTCGTCGGACTACTCGTTCCAAACTCAATGGCATGGTGAGCGTTCGTGCCCTTGATGAAGGTACATCCGGCCAAATCGGTAGAAGGGTTGGTGTTGTCGTTCCAGATAAGCTGAGAGGTATCTGCTGCTACCGAAGCTGAGTCGAAGAGAGTCCCGGCAAACTTAGCATCGTTAGCCGTGATGGTATTGCATCTCCTGAATACGGAGTTAAGGACATCGCTGGTCGCCTTGAAGATGAAGGTGTCCATATCGGTGAAGGTACAGCCTGATATGTTCACGTCGCAGTCGTCTACTACTTCCAGCCTACCCTTCGACACTGAGCTGAGAGAGAGGATTGTTATGCTTGTCCAATCCACACGGCTTGAAGCGTTCTTGATCTCGATCTTGTTGAAGTTGGCAGATACTTTCTTAACGTTGCCGTCGATGATAATGGTGCGGTTAGAGTCACGGAAGTCTACAGCCGAGGAGTACCCGAGGGTGATGAGTCCCTTCCAGAGGTATGTACCACCTGTGGCCTGGAACAATCCCCATCTGTTATACCCGTTGGTAGCGTCATTGGCGTCGTTCTTTGCTGCCATACCAGCGAATGTCGCATACCCATTGGAGACATCACCCCCGTTTACCCTGAACTCACATCTCCCATATCTTATGGCGTCGGAAACGAAAGGGCTACCCTTGGTAATCGCATTAAGGTTGTTGACTGCCCATCCGAAGTACTGCCATGTACCGGACGGAGAGCCTGCGGTGTAGTCTCTTGCTCCTGATTGATTGGGGTCAAAAGAAAGGTTAGTCCATCCTCCATAGGTATAGCTATCTTTCCCAAGCAGCTTGCACCCATAGAAAGCCGAAAGGGAGTTTCCGGCTATAAGCCGGATTCCCCCATTAGCTTCGCTATCCAAGACGGCTGGTGATGCCCAGAATATCCATGCCAGAAAAGCACCATCGGTTGGGATGGTTACACCGGCCCCGGCATTAGCCAATACCCCACCAACACCAGTTGCGTTGAACGCCTTGGGTATTGAATACGTCCCTTGTATGACGTTCTCGGTGTCTGCCGTACCAGGAGCCGCACCGGATGTCCAGTTAGTCGCAGTCGGTTCAGCCCAAGCAGTAACAGCTTCCGCAAGATCAATCGTTGCCAGATCAGTTGCGTATGACGGTGCTGCCATACACTACACCCCCTATGCGTCTGAAACTGCCGATATGGTAGCAGACCCTCCTGTTGTGCCAAGGGTCGCTGTTGTCTTTGCAGGCTTGATAGAGTCAGTATAGTTCGGCCCCGTACCTCCAAATCTGGCTTCGATAAAGAGTGTCTGCGGTGAAGACTGCACGGTATTGAACTGAATAGATGTACCGGACGATGCCGCATCAATATAGCTGATGAAGCAGTCAGCCCCGTTCGATGCATTGTTGGAAGAGAAGTCATGCTCGGTAATCGTAAAGGTCTTGGTCCCTGTGTTGACCGCCGAGTATGGGTGACGTGTATACGAGCCGTCAACCCTCTTGATTCTGATTGTGCCCGATGTAGGAGTATTCGCAGGGATAGACTCATTGACTACCACACTGGTTACTGCTGCTCCTGTCAAGGCTCCATTCAGGGTAAGCTGATTGTAGTCCAAGCCACCAGAGCCATCTTCCGGTCCGACAAGGATTCTCCAACCGCTCTGAATACCTCCAACCGTGAATGTCACATTGTTTGGCGGCTGTCTCGTCACGCCATCTAATGCCGTAATCTTGTCGTTGACTGAGAGGTCAGCGTACTCAAGAGCAAAGCCATAAGCTCCAACAAGAGAAGAGCCTGTCGATGCCCCGCAGAATGGTGCGGAGACTGCTCTCTCTGTCACCGTTCCTGTAGTGGCACTCTTGCCTCCGGTCTGGCTGATGGTTCCACTTGGTATCACACCTGTCTTGAGCTGGATGTAGAGGACATCACCAGCCGTATCGTTGGCAAGAACTTGGCCTGTTCCTGCCGTAGCTCCTGAACCCCAAGTGACCTCTGCTCCTTCTGAGAACTCTCCCCCTGCCATTCCAGAGTAAGCAACTGAGTGGGTAATGCCCCTAAACAGTGGGCCGCTGATACCATAGAGGGTTCCCGTGGCCCCACGACGAGTTATGTATTTCATCCTCTCGTAGAACTGGTTTATGGTATAGGTGTGCCTGTTCCATTCCGAGTAGTATTTCTCGTTTACGGTATCCTGGTTTACGTCGATCAGCTTGAACCCCGCCGTCGTGTTCGTGATCTCAGTCCAACCAGCTACAGTGGCAGAAGCCGTTGTGTTGTTCAGGTCGTCAGCGTACTGAAGCGGAACGACGTTGACTCCACGACCTGTCGCCGGTATACGGAACTCGGAGAAGGTCTTGCCGGGAACTCCCTGGCTTGCCGTGACTTCACGGGTAGTGAAGAGAAGAGACGTATTGTCGATGTTTGACCCGGTGTCCTTGATCTTCACCATGAACTGCATACAGACACCGTTTGACGGGTCAGGGTTAATGCCGATAAAGCTCTCTCCGTTTGGCTGTGAGTTCCAGTAATCGTTGGTCAAAACAGTAAAGTTCTGGATGACGTTGACATAGCAGCCACGGTTCGCCACGACCTTGATACCGTCATAGATAGCCTCGCCACCACCATCATTCTGGATGATCGAGCCTCCGTATATGAACTCACTCGCAGGAGTAGTGTACGCATCATCGAGGTGGTATCCGTTCATCAGGGTGATGATCGTATCGAACTTCTTATCTGACGGGTTGAGAGTTGTGACGTCCATGTAGTCGTCAGCCGACACGCTTGCGTCATCAGCAAGGCTTTGCAGCCAACGGTGAAGCTCCAATACAGTAACGTAGTTTGCTCCCGATGCTCCGTGATCGCTGCCGACATAGCGTATCTTCTTGTCGGTCATCACCTGCCATTTGGTTCCGTCTAATGCCATGTCTACCTCCTTATGGGACTATGATGATAATCGTGCTGTTCATTGCCGGAGCTTTTGGTATATCTACCATGCCCTGGGTGATGGTCTTGGTAACTTCGTTGGAGTAGTCACTCTCGTTACCTGATGTGTCGTATGCTGTCACGGCAAAATACCACGTACCCACCCCGAGCTGAGTTGCTGTGTACGTCTTGACGTCCTTGCCGGGAACATCCACCTTCTTGGTGTAGGTCCGGGAAGCAGTTCCCCAATATACCTTAAATCCGGCCCCATCATTGTATACAGTCCCATCCACATTGATCGTAGGTGGGTCCCATGACAGGACTGCCGATGCAGCCCACGAATAGGATGAGAGAAGCAGGACAAGCAGGAGAGAAAGTACGTATCTCATATGGCCTCCATTTTTGAAAACGTTTTCACTTATTTGGGTATCGTATGAACGAAGCTCGTCACCGACACGTTTGCCCCGGCCTGGATGTTCACGCTGTTAAGAATCAAGTTGGAAGAAGACGTCCCGACAGACCCATCCATGAGTTTAGTAGTTCCATCGGACTTGAGGCATCTGAACCAGGTGGCGACTCCGGTATTATCAGCTCCACTGTCTGCTGTAATGGGATTTGCGGTAAGTACTCCGTTGACCACAGACTGGAAAGCCGTGGCCCCAAACCGCAGCTCAGCAAGAAGGGTCTGGGTAGTGATAGCGTCGTCTGCGTTAGCTGGTTGCACTCCGCTGTAGAGTCTCATGTATCCGTTGTTGAACTCTGCGGCAAGGGCAGTCCCCTCGACGTTGACTGCTTGGTTGGCCATCTTTGTATTGAGTGCCATGTTTACTCCTCCTCGATAGCTTCGGCCCCTATGAGCCGTCCGGTATTGTCACGCTGGAAGTTGATCTTGCGCTTACGTGGATTATTGATAGCCTGATCTTGTTTGATCAGCCGTGCATCCTGGCCGCTTGCGGGATTACCTGCTACGTCGAGCGTCTTTCCTTTTGTAGGAGGAACCCCACCCTTGGCCGAGGATTCAAGCTCAGGAGCCATGGCCTGCATCTGCTGCATCATGGATTCCTCTACCTGACGCTTCAGCTCCTCGATAGCGTCTATCTCCGGTAGAATCTTATCCGGGTTCTCAAGGTCAATGGAACGTGCCACCTCGAAGAGAAGCTCACGCCTACCGTTCTGGCCCATGATCTGAAGGTCTGCGGGATTGTTCGTAGCCTGCAAGAACTCGTTCCTGCGTGCGGTCTGCTGCTCTTTCTGAAGCATACTGGCACTCCCCCTGGCCACCACGTTGATGTCGCCAAGGTAGGTATCAGCTCCCTCAAAGATGATGTTGTAGTTGTAGAGCTGACGTATGGAGTCCATGATAAGAAGGTCCAGGTTCTTGATGACGTGCTTGATTATCCGGTTGGCAGAGGACATGAGCATGGACAGTCCCGATGCCGTGTTGCCTCCGCCGCCTACGTTCAAATCCCCGTGTGCGTAGGCGGGAATGGTGTACTCATCCGCCAGCTTGCTGAAGTAGTCGAACACCTTTACAAGCTGGTCCACTACTATCGACGGCTGGTAGAACTTGACTGCGGGGTTGCCTGACATCATGGTGTCGGTAGACATAAAGGTCTTCCATGGATAGAGGGTTTGGTCGAATCCGAGAGGGAGACGGTCTTCGTTGTACTCTACCAGAGGGCCTGAAGCTATACCGGCGTTGTTCACGATAGACCGGGCAATGGCGTTGCACATCTGTTGGAGAGGCTCTATAACCTCCGCAAGACTGTCGCCCCAAATGCTGTCCGGCTTGGTGATGTAGGAAGCTGTGGAGTACGGATAACCACCAGTCGGGTCCGGGTTGGTGACTGCCTTGAGAACCTCATTTTTGACATACCAGATAGAGGCGTGATAGAACCTGTCGGGGTCTTCAATTTCCACCCCATGCTCCTGAAGAGTACTCCCCTGCGCCCACCCACGGAACTCAAGGACGTCCACCTCGTCAACGGTGTCGAAGGAGAACTCCCCGGTCATCGCCGCCCGTGCCTGCAAGTCGAAAGTAGTCCAATCCTTCAAGCCCCCAAACTTGGCCATTTTCAATACGTTACGTATGGCTTCCTCATCGAATCCTTCAACACCGATAAGCGTCTCAAGCTGGTAGGTACTGAGGGTCAATTTCTCAAAACAGTAGGGCATGGTCTGGACGTTTTTGGAGTTGGGTCCGGGGTAGAAATTGAAGGGTGATACACGGTCAAACTGGACTACCACCTTGTCTGTTATCTCGGTGGTGAACCCGCCCATCGGAGAGGGTATCCGCTCCATGACACGGGCAGTCCTCAACACACAGTTTTTGACTATGGCAGTCTTGTACACCACCAAATCGAAGAGGCAATCCTTGAGTGCCTTGTACCATCCGCCTTCCTGAAGCTGGTCTTCCATCTTCTGGCTCAGCTCCTCGCAGGCTACCTTGGCACGACGGATGCGCTCCTTGTTTATCCTCTTGGTAATGTCGGGGGTGATGCGCTCAAGAATGGCGTCAGGAGGGGTTCCGGTCATGCTGACGATCATCCCGAGCGTCTCCGCTATCTCGGCGTACACCATCTTCTTTATGTCGTCATCTATCTCAAGGGGAAGGTTGGGGACCGGGGTAGGGTCTATGTCCCACGGCTTGACCGCTGGCTGAAACACGATGTCTGAAATCTGGGCTATGGCAGCGTTGCACTTGGTAACGGTGAGGGGTACGAAGACCTCTGAGCCTTTGAGCTGCCTGATCTGTGAGAGCTTCACCGGGTCATACTCACAGTTGTACTGGCGAAGAGATGCCATCAGCTTGTCGGTGATTGGTATCTTGGCCTCCCATGCCCGTCGCCAACACTTATCTAAGTAGTTGATAAGTGAGGATTTATTGAGTGTCTCTGGTGCTCCGGTCACAACCGGGATGGGAAGATTCTGCTGGTTCAGGACATCCGCTGTATCCTGCTGCCCAAGTACTCTTAACATTTCCCCTCCTCAGACTTCTGAAAATGTTTTCAATTATGTCCAGGCTCCTGACGGCACTGTGGTTGGAGGTACTGGTTTGACTGCGCTATTATAGTAGATATTAGGATTACCCGCAATTTTTTTCATGCGATTGTACCGGGGAAGCTTGGTACGAACGAACTTGCCGATGGCGTAGGATATGACACGGTCATCGAAGAAGCCCTCCTCCGCACCGAGTTCCCCGTCCTCAAACTGCTTGAATGTAAGCAGCTCACTGAGCGTCTCCAATGCCTTGATGCCGTCGAGGTTGTCCCTCAACTCTGCCGCAAGGTTGTCGATGATCACCGGCTTGGACCTCTTGGTAGTCACCCACCCGAACCGCTTGCGTGGCTTCATGGGAGGCATATCCGCTATCAGCTCGAAGTATATCTTGTTATACCCCATGGAGCTGATCTTCTCTATGGTAGCCATGCCGTGGTTGTTACGCTCCACGACTATGATAGCCTTGTTGTACCTGCTTGCCACCCACACCCCGAGCATACCGAAGTGGTCGGGTGGCACATGGTCCCTGAAGTGTACGCACTGCTCCCCGGTAACGCAGTCTATGACGTCCAGTGAGGAGAAGTCTCCCTTTACTATGCCCTCCGCCACGTCCATGGATACTATATACTCACGTCCCATCTGAGGCTCAGACCACACCTTGAACCGTCCTTCAGGATTGGCAAGCCAGTTACCAGTGGTAAGGTGACACTCGTACCGTGCCATGGGAGGCTTGGCCTTGCTCATGCGCTCGTCCACCAGCTCGGGCGGGAACACGTTTCCTGCACTGGACATGAACGCTGACTTGGGGTCAGGGGGATACTCCTGGTTGAACACCTTGACGTCGCCATGGCACTTGTTCTCTATGGCCCATCTCCTCCACATGATACGTGCGGGGGATATGTTGTACTTGGCCATCATCACTGCCTCTTCCGGCGTGGCCTTGAAGTTGCTCGGGACTGGCCTCTGGTACTCGTCGAACACGAACCACGGTATGAATATAGACGTATACTCGTTGTCTTCCGGTGCGTCCTTGTTGACCGATTCCCTTATCTGTACCTCTCCGTCCGAGTCAAGGTACAGCTCAAACCTGTGTCGGCACTCCCAATACCTCTTGTAGAACTCACCACCGACACCCTTGGCAGTAGACTCTATGATTACAGCCGTGTCCTTCTTGTCAGGTACGCACTGCAACAGAGAGGTAAGCAGGGGGGTGATGATGTGCCGTGGGTACTTGGCAAGCTCCGACAGATGGAGGTAGTTAATCATCTGGGATGAACCGAAGTCCTCCTTGGCAGCCGTACCCACCCTGATAGCGGAGTCAAGCCCTGTGCCCGAGTCATTGTTGAACTCAAGCATCTTCTTGTTGTTGTACCGCTCGGCAGGTCTGAGGAACTCCGGGAGGTTGGACAGGAACCGTCTGTGCATATTAAACACGAAGTCCGTAGCTTCAGGCTCATGGCAGATGATCATGGAGTACCTGTTTTTGTTCGTAACGGTCTTCCAGAAGTACCGTCCCGACACCCACGTAGACACTCCCTCACGTCGTGCCTTGAGCACTACCACACGCACCAGCCTGCCACGTTCTATGATCAGGTCCACGATGCGCTCAAGCAATCGCTGGATGGAGTTGAACTCGTAGTCTCTCAGCTCACCGTTGAGCGTCTGTATCTTCAGGAGCCGTGAGGCGAACTTGGGGAACGACGATATTGAGTCTATGAGGTAGTCGGTGATAGATATGGGCTTGGCTTCGATTTTTGGTACAGGGTTAGGCTTCGGCGGGGGTTTCTCCTTACCCTTTTTGGTCCGTATGCTCTTCAGTCGTGTCGTCATGATCTCCCTTGTAAGTGTTGGTATAGTCTGCGTATGAACTCATTCCTTGTATCCGGGTTTGGTATGCGCCTGAACCGCATAAGTATAACATCAGAGAAGTCATGGGGCTGGATGACCCTGGTGATGTCTGCTATCGTTATGTTCTCAAGCCCACTGACAGCCTGGTCAAAGTAGTCTACTAAAGTCCTGAAATACTCATTGCTGAGCCTTGATTCCCTCGTCATCATGTCGAGCAGCCTTATGCTTACTTGCTCCAAGGGTACTTCCGTGGGTCGTGTGAAGGTCAACTCCGGTAGTTCATAACCATACCCGACATCTATATCTACCGTCATGGTTATTGTCGGTACGCTCATATTGACCGGTCCGTGGCTGTCGTGGCATAGGTTGCGTACAGGTTGGAGCCATTCTGATTGGCATATATGCCGTTGAGTATGTCCTCGTCTATCCGCCTTCTCAGCTCCTCCGCTGCGGTGGCTATCGAGTTTCCCCACGCCTCCGGTATGCGCTGATTGGGGCCTTGGTTGGGCCATGGAGTAAATGCCGGACTGACAATTTCCTGCTGCCTGAGAAGCTCCGCTATCTCCGGGGGGAGTATTACGTGCCGTGATTCCTGATCTCTCCGTACCTGATCGAACATCTCCTGAAATTCAGCCATGCGGTCTATGATGTTCTCAGCGGTGATGGGAGTCGATATTTCTATGTTCAGTCTCTTTGTCTTCTTGAAGTGAATCGGCGTGATTGTTATGGTGGGTAGTCTCATTTCTCTGCCCATCCTGTGTACTGTAAAGCTTCCCCTTTGCGGTAGTCCCGTACCTTCTCGGGGAGTACGCTGACCGTCACCCGTATGCGCTTTATGTCCGTGGATATTTCCTGTATCTGGTCACGTATCTGGTCCATGACGGTGCTTACCAGCTTCTCCGGCTGGTTTGATTCAAACTCTATGAGAAGCTCTGCCTTAATCATTTATCCTCCTGTTTTGTAGGGAACTGATCTGCCCACAAGGTAAGAGCCTCGGCAATCTCCTTGGCCTGGGCGGGGGTTATCGTACCTCCATCCGGTGCTTTACAGTCTTCATCTACATCGAACAGCTCAAGGATATAAGGTGCGTCCCATGTGCCGTCTTCTGCCTTCTCCTCGAACAAGGTAAACCGTCCTATCTTTCCCCACGTCGCTCCTCCTCCCATCTTATCCTCCTTCTGGTATGTTGTCCGTCCAGTGCTGGTCTTCCTTGATGGATTCCAGCAGGTCCATGTCCCGCTGAACGCCGGGATAGAATGAATAGTAACACCACTCGTTATAATGATGCTTGGCGAGTTCCCTCCACAACCGTATCTCGTCGATACCTTCGGGTCGTACCTTTCTGCTATCGGACCATGACATGGGGTATTATAGCTTATAGGGCAGATTAGTGAAAACGTTTTCACTAAGTTGAAAATAGCCCCCAAAAAATCCGGAGAAAAAAATTTTTTGAAAATACCCTCTCCTGAAAATGACCACCTCGGCACACTCACATCTTTAACGACGCATGGGCATGGCATGGCAGAGGGAGTCAGAAAGCATGGTGGGGATACCTTTCAAGGCCAAAAAAAAGGGGCATCCCCGAAGGGATGCCCCATTGTGCTACAGGTACGACAGTGCTACCGCTACCAGTGCCCCAATAGCAAGGCTTAGGTACAGGTACAGTGCACTCATGTTATTTCTTCTTCTTGGACTCAGGCTTCGAGCCTGCCTTGACGATGTTAATACCGCACTGGTGTATCGCACCGTCGATTACGATCTTGGCTGATGCGTAATACCCCACGCTGCCCGTGCTGAACGTCTTCTCCGTGGCTACGATCTTCTGCCCGTCGATGTCGATGATGACTGTCTTCATTGCTGCACCTCTATGCTACAGTAGTTACCGCTCCGCCAAGGGCGGAGTTTTCGGCATGACTAATTGTCGCCCATAAATCGGCAAATTCCAAATCGGCACTCCAGCAGGTATACGTAGGCTATGAGCACCACCACGACTCCGCCGCAGACTGCCGACATGGGATAGGGAATAACACCGGAGTGAACTTCTAAACCCTGCGCCCACTCCGATGTTATTGAAAACGTATTCACTAATGCAGGATGATGATCATGAGTATGAGTGACATGATGTAGCCAAACACAAACCCGCCACCCATACCCAACACTAACCACTCCCATGCCCTAAGCACGGGTCACCTCACCAGGTTTGTCCATCGTTCTGGTATAAAACCTAACCCTGGCCGATGATGTGGCCTGTATCAGTTCCTTGTACTGCTCGACATCGGCCCACTCTGCAAATCTTACACTTGCTACTCTGTACTTGCCGATGTAAGCACGTACCCAATACCTG